AATGGTTTAAGGAATTTTCAATATCCTTTAATACTTGGTCTGAATGATGTAATCCATCTATAAAGATTATATCAAATTTTGCATTTTCATCTATTGATTCAAAATATTCATCTGATGTTCCAACGAATGTAACCTCCCCTCGTGGAAATGGGTCAATCGATACTTTACATTCCGTATTTATTAAATCAAAATTGGATGATGGGTCTTGCGTTCCAACTTCTAAATAAGATTTATATCCATATTTTTGGATTAAACTATTGATTATATCTGTTCTTTTCATTATATATTATTTAATCTTTCTAAATCATTTGAACAAAGTATATCAGAAATTTCATCTATTTTACTTTCTTCCATATCCCACCATTTTAATTCTAAAAGTTTATTAATAACTTCATCACTAAATCTTTTACGAATTTGTTTAGCAGGATTTCCACCTACTATTGTATATGGTGGAACATCTTTTGTTACCACACTATATGCAGCGATAACTGCCCCATCACCAATTTTAACACCACTCATAATAACTGCATTTGTTGCAATCCATACATCATTACCAATTGTTACATCTCCCTTTGTTGCAGGATGTCCGTGGTCTCGTTTTACTTTTGGAAATAGTGATTCTTTTATATGGCCAAAGGGATATGTAGTAAACCAATCTATTCTATGATTTGCTCCTAAAAATACAGTAACACCTTCTGCTATTGAGCAAAATTTACCAATTCGTAAAGTTTTACCTTCACCTCCATGTATAATTTTTATACCATCATGTCCGTAAGTATTACTTCCTACTTCTTTCATATGCCGATATTAATTTATCTACTAACTGAATTTGTGTATAATTGTGCAACACTTTCATCATACCATTGTGTGCGATTCTTTCCCTCTCCTCTTCGTTTTCATTGTAGTAGTTCATCTTTTCTATACAATCAAACATTTCATCGTAGTACACAATATCCTCTCCATCTATGAACATTTCAGAAAGACCTGTTGATTCATCTAATCTATCGGTTAGAACCATCTTACCGCAAGCCATTCCTTCAAATATTCTACGAGTGATTTCTTTCCATCTACTATTCTGAATAACCATTAAACCGGTATTCAAAAACTCCGTATGTTCTTTAGCTCCTAATCCATTGCGATTGCCAACTGCTCCTTCTGCCCAATGTGTTAAGTAATCTAAAAATGAAGAATTACCAATACCTCTCGTTGTAACTGCTACATGCTTTGGTTCTAAATTCATAGGAAATTGAACTTGTGTATCTGCGAAGTGATTTATCCACTCAGCATTTATACCCATACTTTTGTATGCTTCCGCACATTGTTTATCCGGTGTAATTGTGAAATGAAATCTATTTGCTTTTGGTGAATTTCTTTCAAAGTTTTGTGGGTCATCTCCACTTTCTTGTATCCAAAATGAATTTGGTTTTAAATCTTTATTTAGATAAGGAGAATCAAATCTACCCCAATCTAAAAACATAATAATTGTAGGTTCTTTAGGTCCTTCTACGAATTGTTTAAGTAATCCATCACCATCTGCAATAGAAACTATATCAGTTTCCCAACCTCTTTCTTTGAATTCATTGAGAATAGCTAATGGCATACACCATTCTTCTCCTTTGTAATCAAATATAAATGTTATACTATTTTGCATAATCTTCTCTTTTAAAATTTATAGAATAATTATCCTGCGGTTCTACATCATATGGAGAATATGGTTTCCAATTTTTACCAGATTGAACAAATTTTATTTCAGCATTAAATCTATTCTTCTTCATACCGATTGTATCAATTGTTCTGGCATAATCACCTCTCATCCACCAAAAATTACCTGAATAAAAGAATCCATAGAAAAGTATTCCATATGTATTAAATTCGGTTTTTTCAAATAATCTAAATACATCATATACTTTTTCAATATTAAAATAATTCATAACATGTCTCCATGTTATTATATTTTGATATTTTTCATCATTTTGTTTAGATGCGCCTTTAGTATGAAGATACAAAATATAATCGGAATCTCCAAATTTTTCTTTATCTTTTTCTAATAAATCCAATGTAACAAATTCATGCCCCATTGCCCTAATATCTCTTATCAATCGTTTGTCTAAGATATCCAATACATTGGAAATAGATTTATTTTCATCGGCTATTGAAATTCCAATATTCAATCTATATGGAAAATCAAAATGCGTTTTGATAAGATTTAATTGCTCATCTATTATAGATTCAACACCATCCACTGCGTATATGTGATAATATATGTGAACCATTATAAAGTATCGTAGTAGTTATTCTGACGCTCTTGTCTTTCGATTGTTTTTGGATGTATAATACAATATATTTCATCCATAGGAAAATTAGTATATGATTCAAATCCTACGATTCTTTCATGTACTTTACCACTCCATCCTATTTTATCAGAATTTTTATAGATACGAGTTTGAACATCAGGAAAGTTTACCCATCCTTTTTCATTCACATTCCAACCCCATTTTTGAATATGTGATTGTGTTAATCCTTCAACGGTATTAATACGAGGAACTACAATCATATCTTTATCGATATTTGCATCTAATAAAGCTTCCATATTTACAATCAAATCCGGTGTTAAATATTCATCAGCATCTAACTGAAATATCCACTCACCTTTACATTGTGAGTTTAATAAGTTCTTCCATTGTGCAAAATCATTATCGAATTCAGATTCAATTAATGTAATGTGGTCTGCGTTCGCTTGTAATTCTAAATACTCTAATAATTCGATAGGTGCTTTGGGTGTATCCAATAGAACTACGATTTCAGAATTTTCTTCTTTGTAGTTTAATAACTGATTAACCAAACGAATGGTTTCATCGACTTCATTACAAGCCGTTATTGCGTAACTTAATTTCATTTAAATATTCTTTTAATTGGTCTTTTGGTTGCCATCCCAATCTATTTAAGGCATCATCATTAATTCTAATAGTTTCTCTATAATTACCTTTTACATCATCTACATATCTAATTGGATGCGGTGCGAACCAACTAGCTACTTCATTTAAAGAGTAATTGTGACCCGTTCCTAATTCCCAAGCATCTTCATGCTTTTCATTACTTTCTGCGATTCTGATTAATCCATCTACAATATCATCAATATGTGTAAAATCTCTCCTTTGCTTACCATCTCCGTGAATTAGAATAGGAGTACCATTTTTTACAGCTGCCCTCCATAATCCAATTACAGCCGCCATATGAGAGTCTACCAACTCACCGGGCCCATAAACATTATAAAACCTAACTATCTCCGCATTTAACCCATATACCCCTTTAAACATCTTTATCCACTCCTCTCCCATATGTTTACTCATTGCATAGGGTGATAACATTGGATTGTGATGACGAGATGATGAACCTGCGTAAATTAATTTAGATTTATTGTGGTATGCGTATTCAACAACCTGTTTTGTACCATCCACATTTACTGAAAATGTTAGCGTTGGATTTTTAAATGATGGTTGAATTCTACTTAATGCTCCCAAATGAAAAATATAATCATATGGTGTATTTTTAATATTATCCATTGCTCTAATATCTCCACCCAAAAATTTTACATATGGGGAAACTTTAGCTTCAGAACCAATTGATAAATTATCAATTACATGAACTTCATAACCTCTTTTAAGTAATTCAGCTGAAAGAGCATATCCAACAAATCCAGCTCCACCCGTAACCAATACTTTTTTCATTAATCTTCTTTTTCCTTTTTTATAACTTCATCAGCACCACCGGTTGTATATGGTGGTCTATATGTTGAATTAGTATAATTCCAATTAGAAGTAATTGGTGATTCGAGAATTAATGTTTTATCCTCTACTTCTGCTAATTTATCTTTTAGTATATCCCATTGCTTTGGGGTAATATTGAATTCATGCACTCCTTCTGAAAATCCTCTTAACCAAAGGACAAATTCTTTTGATGTCATAACTATTTATTTTTTAATTGTGATTTCACATCTATATTATGTATAATTACTTTTTTTGGAGTAAGTTCATTTACATCCATATTTAATTCTACAACATTTCCCAATCCACTTAACTTATATGTTCTATATGAATCATTTGTTATAATTGGTACTTTACTAACTACTTTTTCATAAAATGCCTTAGCTCCACCTTTCATTTGCAATGATTCTTCTTCTTCATTTACAAATTTACCAAAAAACTTTTTTATTAAATCAGGTCTAACATTTGATACTTTTACAGCATGTACTACATCTTTTATTTTAGATACAAATAGTGTGAATATAATGGGAGCATCTGATTCTGTATATTTACCCTTAGTACCATCCACATATTCATACTCTTTGATTAAATAAAATCGGCTTCTAACCATATTAGTAGGAACAATTTTATTTTTACCATCGATGTATCTACGATATATGGGATTATAGCTGCTCATTATTTATTTAACATTTTCAATTTAGGTAACTGAAGTTGTTGAAACTTTGGTTGTACTTTAGTATAAATACCATACTGATTTAAAATAATATTAAATCCTTCGGTCATTTTTTCTAAACTAAAATTCTGTCTATTGTGTTTTGCTAATTTAGTTGAATCAGGCAAATACTTACTATAATTTTTATAAACATCTTTGATTATCGGCAATGCTTTTGAAACATTTACATTAAACCATTGTGATTCTTTTAGTAAGAATTGGTCAGCTGCCGATTCGTGTACATTTTTCAATTCACCTTCCAACAACACTGCTCCACTTTTTAAGAAATCCAAATGCCCACTCCAATTAGATACAATTACAGGCTTACCTGTCAAACTGAATTCCAATAGTGGTCTACCAAATCCTTCACCTTTTGTAAAGTTTAACATAGCTTTTACTTTTGGATGTTCGTATAATCCGTTCATTTGAGATGGAGTTAAATCACCATGCAATAAATAAACCGGAACTTGTCCATAATCTTTACCCAATACCTCTCTAATTTTCTTAATAGTGTTTTCTCTATCAATTACACTAAATCCTGCTGAAGATGTTTTTAAAATTAATGCGGGTTTAACCTTTTCTTTTTTGAATGCAGTTGCAAATGTTTTAATCATCATTCCCACATTCTTTCTATCTTCACCCAAATCACCTCTCAACCAGTGTCCTACAAATAGAAATGCGAAATCTTCTTTAATTGTATCCAATTCAGAAATACTTGCAACTACTTCAGTTCCAAAATCATTTTCATCAAATCCTTCAAAAAGAACTTCAACTGGTTTTTGTATTTTATGTTGTCCAATTAATTGACCTGTTTTTTTATCTTGCTCATTATAAACAGTTTTAACTAAACTATCTTTTGAATGCTCGGATGGAACAATAATTAAATCCATTCTATTACATCCGTGAATCCAATCTAATGCGCAATGTGTAGTTTCAATTGCGGCTGTTATACCAATGTTATAGAATCCCAATGGCTGAAATTCGTTTGGTACAGTAACCTGAATATAGATATCCGGCTTAGTTTCTATTTTTGGAATAATATTATCCACTACCCATTTATGAAATTCGTTATCATAATTCAATGCATCCATTGGAGTCATACCCCATCGTGTACTGATAACTTTAATATCAAATTTATCTAATTTATAAAGAGAATGTAATAAATCTCTCGCGTGGTCACCATATCCACTTCTTGTTGCTACCGGTGCCTGAAATACTAATGTTGGTTTCATACTATAACTCTATTAACTTAAATTTTTGTTTTGGTTTCCAATTTGTAAATGCCCCTTCCATTCCCTCAACTAATGCCTCACACATCGCTTCTTTACTCAATCCTCCTTCTGCTAAGAAATGATTTCTACCTTTTAATCCTGCAGATTTTCGTTCTTCTCTTCCAACTCTATACCAATCCATAATCAATGGTGATACATCTTCAAAATCAACTCTATCATCAAAGATATATGGAGTAGGAACTGAACCCGTTGTTGAACGAACTGGCCAAATTGGTTTAACCCAATCTCCCCAAACTACACCTGCTTTTTTATGTCTATCGTGTAATGACCCAATTTCCACATAATCTTCTGCGGTTAATAATTTACCCGTACCTTTATCTCTGAATCCACATTGGTCTTGTAATCCACCAGTCACATTTACAATGATAGGTGTTCCCGCCATTACCGATTCTGCGGTTGCTAATCCAAACCCTTCATTGGAAGCAATATTAATTGTAACATCAGCTATATTATAGAAATAATTTAATTGTTCTTCTGTATATTTGTTTGGTGCAAATATCACATTTGTTTCTGGTAAACAACATTCTGCAATAGTTCTCGGTAAATCTGTCCCATGCTCTTGAACCGGTTCGGTGTGCATCAATAAACATACTTTATCTCTATCTTCGGGAGCCAATGCTTCTACAAACTTATCAAATGCTAATATAACATCAATTGGTTGTTTTCTACGAATGTTTCTATTATTCCAATAAAGAACAAATTCATACTCTTTATCGCCAAATATAGATTGTTTAAATTCTTTTGGAACTTCTACTGGTTTATACAAATCCGAATTGATACCATGTGGTACATAGCTCACTTGCCAATCAGCCGGTTTAGTCCAATGTTTTTCTTTATCCCAACTCCAAACTCGTTTAGTAATACCATAAGTTTGTTTTGAAATAGTTCCAATCCAATCACAACTTTCGTAATAATCTCTATTGTATTTTGGGTCTGGCAAATCATCCCAAATATGATAAAAGAAAAGAGGAACTGATTGTCTAACTTCATGCTCCATTTCATATAACCAAATCCAATATCTTGGGTCTGTAAAGTGTAAGATTGCATCCGGCTTTTCCATCATCAATAATTGACGAATGATATCGGCATTACCATACCCATCGGATGGATATATTTTTACTTCAGCATCCTTTACCCCAGTTTGCTCTCTTACGCTATCATTCAAATCTAAAATTTTCCCAGCTTCAGGGTGTTTAATTGCTGCACCTAATTGTACCCAATCGTATCTATCAACAGTTCCCATAACTAATTGTTTGGAAACATTGGCAATACCACTTGTCATTCTTAGGTCATCGGAAAGTAAGAGAATTTTCTTTTTTGCCATAACTTTTTTTGTTTCTTAAAATTGTGAACCACTTACTTGTAGTATAGTGTATTCGTTTAATTGTTTTCTAAATTTTTCATTTTTAGTGTAAAGGTCTAAACTTCTATTAACGAGTTTTTGAAAATTAATACCACCTTGTATTGCGGATATTTTAAAATCTTCATCGTATAACTTTTGTATAACCTTAACAGTTGTTAATTTTAAATCTGCCATAGTTAATTTGTATTTATATATATACATATATATAGATAAAATTATTTTCCATCACAAATTCCTCGTTGCTTAAATTCACACCAATCGCATAACTTTGATGGCTTCTTAGGATAATCAATATCCATTCTATAATTACCAGCTTCATCAAACACCGAATCAACAAATGCTAAAAATCCATTCCAAGCTTTATTAACCGATGGTTTGCCGCTTGCAGGTACATGTCTACTGATACGTGGGATTGTGTAATCTTCTACCTCAGCTACTTTTCGTTTTAAGATGATAAATTCTACCTCAATCATATCTTGTGATATGTTTAACATTTCGGCATAAAACTTCTTATACAAAAGTATTTGTGAATTTTTAACGGGGTCTGATTTCTGATATTTACTCCAACCTTTTGTAGATGTTTTGAAATCGGTAATACGATATCTACCTGTCTTTTTATTTCTGACAATGAAATCGATGAATCCTAAGAAGTTTACATTCTCTGCAATCTTAGTATTAATTGGTTGTTCGATAGCAACTAACTCATCATCTTTTAATGAGAAAAAGTTATTGAAGTTTTTTGGCTTTTGAAAATAATCTAATATAAGATTACCATCTTCCAAAAATTCTACCATCTCTTCTTTTGTGGAAATGTGTGTTTTGTATTCTTCGAATTCCTTTAGATAAATGTCTTTCATTTTTACTTTCAACATATCTTTAAGATTCATCATCTTATCGGCTTGTGATTTCGAAATGCGAAGGCATTTATCCAAGTATTCTTGTAGTGTTTCGTGCATTGCCGAACCAAATACTGAATGTATATTTGATGTTGATTCGGATAACTTATCAATATAACTTAATTTATATTGTTGTGGACAACTACTCCACATACTATATTGAGAAAATGAAACTCTTGCCATATTATTTGTTTATAATACAAATATACAACTTTTATTTCATTATTCCAAATTAAATGATTGGATTTTTTCTGGTATCTTCATTAATAATATCATCTATAAATGAAAGTTTTTCAGGTAAAAATGTATCATTAAATATCATACCATGTGTAGTATGGGCTACTAAATATTTTTTAGAATTAACTCTATCCCAACTTGTAACTTTAGCACTTTTAAGATAGTTGATGTATTTTTCTAAATATTCTTTTAGTTTAACAGACTGAATATTATTAATTTTATCTTCATATAAACTTATTAACTTCGTTCTATGTTCATCAAAATTAACAGGGTTGTACCACCAAGGAAAACGAACATAGTGAAAATTAATTAACTCATGTGATTCATTTAATTCTTCTAAAAAATCAAAAAAATCATAAGCGTTTAATAAAGAAGCAGTATATTGGAAATCATATGTGATATTTTTATATTGAGTCATAGCCCATTTTAGTACCATCATATTTTTCTTAAATACTTTTGTATCAAATCCGGTTCTAACATATTCACCAACTTCACCTAATCCATCTATTGATATTGAAAAATGTACTTTTCTAAAATCTTTCAAATATTCAAATATAGTTTTTCCTTTATATTTTAAAATACTGAAGTTTGTATTATACATTAAGGATATATCTTTCTTATTCTTTAATGAATCTAATAATTTAAAATGCTCCTCCAATACAAAAGGCTCACCACCGGCAAAATATAATACTTCTATATTTTTCATAGATTCCTCATTTAATTTGAAATCTACTTTACTTAAAGATTCTACTTTCTCTTCACCAAATGCAAGAACTCCCATATTTGTTTTATAGAAATCCTCTTTCTCTTCTTGCCATTTAGTTGAATAAGAGTCATTGCAAGTTCTACATTTAAAATTACAAATATTAGATGGTCTTAAATCCAATGATACAAATTCCGTAGCTACTGTACCATCGAATTTTTCATCACTAATATATTTTTTATCAATATCATTCAATCTCGCGCTATGATGTTCATTCCATCTAATTCTGGATGATTTAATATCTTGCTTTTCTAAATCGTAACAAGCACTACAATAATCGTTTTGTACACCATTTACCATATCCAATCGAAGTTTTTTATATTCTTCTGAATTGAATGCATCTTCTATCGAAGTTCCCTTTAAATTAATATCGGTAAATGCCTTTTGTGAATCACAACATGGTTTTGCTGTTCCATCCATATACCCATTTAGGTGTATAAAAGGTAATATACAAAAACTCTTATTCATTATATCTTTAATTTTAATTTTGTAATTTGCTTTTTATCAGTACCATACTTTTCAGAAATATATTTAATATTTTCTCTACCCTCTCTAGTAGAATACAATATATCTAAATATTCTATTGCTTGGGTTTCTGAACAATCATATTCTTTTTTAATAAGTTCTATTATAAACGATTCATACTTTTCAGCCGATTTTCCTTTCATATACTTTAGAAAGTATCTGCCTTTTGGAATTGCATTAATATATAACTTATACATATCCTTTGGCTCAAGTGTTTGAGTCAAAGGTAGTATAGTTGCAATCAATTCAACCCAATCTGGATTCATCGAAAGGAATCGATTAATCATAAAGTTGCTCCAAGACTTCTTATCCTCTTCTGATAGATTATCAAAATACTTTGGGTCTTGTTCGTTTGTAATAGCCTTAATGTGGTCAAATAAACTTTTACCAGCCATATTAATTAATTAATGGGTTTGCTTTTTTTTGTAATTCGGGTGGTAACAATTCTTGCAAAGCTTCTCCACAAGCCGTACATAAATACATTTCAATTGGTATAATTGTATCTTGCGATTGTCCGGTCATTATTTTACTTAATTTCTTAAATCTAACACCTGGCATAAATACTTTACCACCACATTCACATACCATATCTCTTGCATCATTTAGGTTAATACCTAATGGCAATCCGTTTTGTCCTTCCATTATCGTATAATGTTTATAATTTGAATTAATAATGATGCGAATATAATTTCCTTATCGACAACCAATGCATCTTTGGATTGAGCTTCAGCAATTGCTAAAATGATATTTGCTGTGTTGCCACCTGCGTAATCATCAACCTTATCATAAAGATATGTATACATTTCGGTATAATCGTTCATTTGATTATCCAACACCATTTGTCTTGTTTTTAAATATAGATTTCTTTTATCATCAGAACCTTTTAATGCATCGACCAATTTTGTTTTAAAATCGGATTCAATCATAATAGCTTTATCCACTTTCAATTCGCCTTTATTGGATTGAAGTTGGCAAGTATTTAATATTCTACGAATATCTGGGTAATAAGAACTTACAATTTCCGCAACATTCTTAATATCATATGTAATCTTTTCAGTATCTAATATCTTACTAACCTGAATTGCTACATCCTTTTTAGTTGGAGGTGTGATTGCAAATGATTGACATCTACTTTGAATCGGGTCAATAATCTTTTCAATGTAATTACAAGTCAAAATGAATCTACAATGTTTACTGAATGTTTCCATTAAGTTACGAAGAATTGCTTGTGCATTTGGAGTCATATAATCAAACTCATCCAAAATCACAACTTTGAATCCTGCGAATCCAACCGATGATGCGAAGTTCTTTACTTTATTACGAACTGTATCCACATTGTTCTCATCCGATGCGTTGATAATCATATGGTCACATTTGATTGTGTTTACGATTAACTTTGCTAATGTGGTTTTACCCGTACCTGCTTTACCATAAAGTAGTAAGTGAGGAATATCGTTGTTATCCAAATATTGTTGGATAGTTTCTTTGATGGTTTCATTACCAACATAATCTGCAAGTGTTTGTGGGCGATATTTTTCTACCCATAAACTATGCTCTCTTTTATTAATATCGTTTGCGAAAAAACTCATAACATTATTTTTTTTAATTCATTTAAAATGTGGCCGTTATGTATCATATCTTCAAGCCTTTTTAAATTGTTTGATTTAATATTTCTTTCTTTTAATTCAATTGTATTCAAATCCGAAATTTCCTTAACAATTTTACTTTCATATGAAGTGTATCCAATTATATCAAATCCATCTTTTTCCAATTCGGATTTTATTCTATGCTGTAAAATATGAATGGTTGGTATACCCAATGATTCCATAATAAATCCTTTCAATATTTTATCAGAACAAAAGAATGCAATAGCATCCGTATTAGATGATTCAAAACTTAAAAACATCTCACAATCCATAAAATTAAAAAATTGTACAGACCATTGCTTATAACTATCAGTTATATTAGGTCCTATTAATAATTTAAATGTTTCTGAATTTTTTTGTTCTATAATTTTAAATATATCTACATAGTTTGATTTTCTAATTTCTTTTAATAAAAAATCTCTATCATTTCTATAACCCTCTCTATGCCATACTCCACATTTGTATTTTTTATCACAAACTATTTTTTGAAATTCAAAAAGTTCTACTGCAAATAATACATAATAATACATCAAAGATAATGATACATTTAAATATGTGTTGGGATAATCCAATATTTGTCCTTGAGTACCACCATCAATTGCGCTTGTAATTATTTTAAAATTATCATATTTTAAAAATTCTTTTCTATTTTCCAAATGAAATCCATCACCATGAATACATAAAAGAAATACTTTGTAATTATTTTCTAATAAAAATAAAGCATCATTTGGTTGAAATTGTTTGGTTGAATAGATAAATCCATCGTAGTTTTTATAATCTATTTTACGAGGGGATACTCCCATAGTTACATGAAATGTTGCTGGAAATTTTATATATTCCAGCAACTTCATTTCAGTTAAAGCATTTTCGTGTACCCAAATATTCATTAATTAGTTTTTTACGAATACACCATTTACAGTCTTACCTGTTCTATCTTTGATTTCATTCCAAGCTGCTTCCAAACAATCAGCGGGTTCTAATCCCAATTGTTTAGCTAAAATGATAAGTGTTACAAATGAATCACCAATACCATCTTTGATTTCCTCATCTTTGGATTTCAATAATGCCCCAGCGGTTTCACCCACCTCTTCCAAAACTTTCAATAATTGTTTTGGTGCATTTTCTTTTTTTAGGATATCCTTATCCGATGCCCATTGGGACACATTTTCAATTAAATTATCAAATGTCATATTATTTTTCTTTTACTCTTTCTAATTTTGTTTCTTCTGAAATTGGTCTTGGGAATATTTTAAATTCCATACCATTTTGTTTAAAGTGCAATGCACGTCCTTCTATTGATTCAATTTGTAAAACCAATGGAGCACTATTGCTATCTTCATTTGAAAATGCAAATACAACAGGCTCATTGTTAAAAAATTGAAAACACCATTCAGCATCTACAATTGGAGTTTGTTCTGTTGGTTGAATTTCTTCGTTTGGTGCGAATCCGTTATCTTCTATCATAAGTTTATTAGTTTGAAATTTCTACTAAATAGTATTTACAAGTAAACTCATCAATTTTGAATTCAACATGGGCTAAACCATCAGTAGATACTTTTAATTTAGCAGTAGTTGCTTCTTTATTAGCCGTTAAGATTTCTTTTAAATATTTCGCTGAGAATGAAATTGGTTTTACATCACCATCATATCCTTTAACTGCGGTAAATGTAACTCTATTTGTAGAGATTGATGAATAACCGATTGCCATTTTTAAATCACCACCTTCGGTAAATACAGTGAATGTATCGATATCAGATAATGCACCTTTTGCTTTGATAAATTTATCAATCATATTCGATGCCATTTCAATACCAATACCAAATTCTGGCATTTGCTTTAAATCAGGAACAGATGGAATAACACCCAAATCTGCTAATTGATATGATGTTTCGGTTTCATCCGAAGATAATTTCAATACAGTAGCTTTATCACCAACTGAATCTACTTTTAGATTAATATCACTATCCAAAATACCCACCAAATTCTTTAATAAAGAAGTTGTGTAAATACCAATGTTAAATGGCGTTGATGTAAATCCATCAAAATCCACTTCTCCTAACATCGTTTTGTCATCCGAAATGAAACGAACTGATAATTTGTTACCTTCAGCGTTCCATGCTACTGATTCGATTACTCCACCTAATGAATACTTTTGGATAAATCGTAAAAGATTGTTTTTGTTCATAACTTTTGTTTTTTAAATTTTAATTATTGTTCTACAAATATACTACAAATTTTTGATAATACCAAGTCTTTTTATATGATTATATAAATTTTCTGCATAATTTTTATTTTCTTCAGAAGTGGCATGTTGATGGGAGTCTGTATATTGTTTATATTCGCCATCAAACCTATTATCATCTGAATATTCTGTGTTTAAAAATACTCCATTCCAAATAAATGGTATTTCTTTCGATTTTAAATAGTATGTTATTAGTTGATGGTTCTTATACCAGTTTATATAATCATCTTCTATATTTGATAATTTTTCTAACATTTGGAATTCATTTATACCATCCGGATGTTCTTTATAATATCCCCACGGATTTAAAGCAAATGGTTCAACCCCACCATCCGATTTGTAGTATTCTCGGCGTGATGGATAACTATACATTACTAATACCAAATCAGGCTTTACTTTATCTACGAATGTTAATATAGTTCTTGCTATATAATCATTACTCCTACCACTATGTCCAAAATTCAAATCAACACCATTATTTACTAATTTGGAAAAATAATGAGGCCAAGTTTCATCATCATTTACACCAATTCCTTCTGTATGTGAACACCCTACACTCATAACTTTGTATCCTTGTTTTAAAAAGGAATCTCCTCTAAATCCAAGTTCATTGTAAGTGTATGTATTTTTATTTGAATTATCGGAGCCTGAGCCTTGGAATCTTCTTCCTTTTCGTTCACTCAATTTCCATCGAAATGATGTAACATCAAATGTTATTGATTTCCAAAATTTTAATCCTTTCATATTAAAAACTAAAAAACTTTTTAGCGGTTTGAGCTTCTACCGATGCTTTTTCCCATTTTAAGGCGTTGTAAAAATCATCAACTTTGTTTTCTAACTCTGCTTTATAAATCATATCCCTATCAACATATTGTTCTACGAAGTCCATAATTTCTTTAGGGTCATTATAATCTTTAAATGCCACAGTATCCAATCCTAATGGGTTCGTTTTAAGATATACCCACTTAACTTTATCACCATCTCTAATTGGTTCATTCTTAAATGGACAATTGAAAAACTTTAATAATCGATTGTAAGTGATACCAGCTTTAACATGCGCCGGAGTTCCTTTTTCAAATGTCGCAATTGCTTCACCACCATCTTTTCTCCAAGTTCCATTATCATATTTACTCAACTCTTTGATTGCTCCACCTTTGGCTATTTTATTAACTGGCAGATTAACCATATTGTTTTTGAATTCTAATAATTTCTTATCAACATATTCGTTATCTTTACCCATAAGAATATCTTTCAACATACCACTCATTTGGTCCTGAAATGCTTTGGGAAACGATGAACGAACTACATCTAATCCTTTTACATCCAACTTATCACATTTGATACCATTCTTTAATACCATCCATTGTGCATATCGTTTCTTTGCTACCCAAAATCCTGCTTTACTGATATATTCTTTCTTAATCTCAAAACGATGTTTCTCTTTTGGAATAAAAAAGAATCGCTCTGCTAACATATCATAGAATGTATTTAAAAATGATTGAGTTTCTTCAGCGATTGTGTTTACTTCCGAAGCCATTCGTTGTTCATCAAATTCTTTGTATTCTGGGTATCTATGTTTTACTAAAGGTTCTGCCATCATATAGATTGAATCCGTATCGATGTACACATTATAATCTTCTTTTGTACCCAACTCCTTCCAATATTTGATATTAGCCATTTCAGCTGTTTTCTTAATAACTACTTGTCCTGTCAATGTTACAGCTTCAGCGTTATCCACATCATAGAATCTAAATGCCGGTAATCCTAACACACCATACATTGAGTTCAAAAGAATCTTTTGTACTAACTGACGTTTAGCATAGAATTCGTATTTTTCGGTATCACCTGCTTCACCATACTTTTTCTCTAACTTTCTGAATTCCACACGCTTATCAAACCAGTTGTTAAGAATATCTGCAATTAGACCGGGTTTATCTTGTGTATAAAGAACTCCATTTGCCGCAACACCCAAATTACTATCCTTAATAACTTCCTTCAGTTCCTGAGTCGTATATTCGTAAGTATCACCATCTTTACCAACTAATTTATAAGTGGTATCCAATCCTTTAATATTGGCTTCCGCATCCCAATTCTCAATCTTACCAATTTTTGTTTCGGGACTGATATTTAGGGTCATAATGATTGATGGATATAGAGATGTTAAGTCCAAGTCATAAATCCAATCGTACTTACCAACAATAGGTTCTTTTACATATGCTCCAATGAATTTCTCCTGATTGTTATCTTTCAATGCTTGCATTCGTTCCTTTCTATCTTTTGGTTTATTGGTTGCTACCAATCCCTTCGTTTTGAGATATCCCAAACAAGCTCCCTCTAACCACTTAGAGGAATAGATGTAATCTTCATACGGAACAAATCCAGCGTGACAAACGGCTCTACATAATTCAATAAATTGTAATTTTTCATCCATTGCTACAACCAACTCCACATCGACAATATTATACTCAATGAATTTTTCTAAATCGGTTTCGAATAAATCATCCAAACTTCCTTCATACTCTACCTTACCTCTACCTAACTCTTTGGTAGCAATGTAGTTCAATGTATAAGATGCTTCTAATGTATAAGTGTAGGTTTTGTATAGATTGATATAATCCAAAATACTTACACCACCAAAACTAAACTTCTCTCTATATGGTGACCAGAATGCTTCTCCGATACGAGATAATCTTTTAGCATGTCCTTCACCACATACATTCTTAATACGATTATACAAATACGGAATATCAAAGAAATCAATATTCCATCCCGTTAGAATAGTCGGGTCAACTTGTTGATAATAATTAAGAAATGCAAGTAACAAATTTTTCTCATTATCGAAGATGTGTACTTTAACCTCACGGCCGTTTTTACTAAAATTACTAGCATTATTTTTAACTTTTCTTTCTTTATCCAATACAAACACTTCATATTCTTTTGTAATAGAATCGTGTGCTGCTATTGCTGTGATTTCGTTTTGAGCTTCTCTTGTATTTGGTAGACCTGATATCATTTCTACCTCAATATCAAATGTTAATACAGTATGTCCTTTTGATGGTAAATCATTATCATAAATATCTACTAACACTCTCGTTGTTTCCGGCACATCCGATTCAAATAAATCTTCAGCATCTTCTTTTTCCCACTTCGAAATACGAGTTAATTTATCGCCATACATTGATAAATGTTGACCATATGGGTCTTTTTTATAAGCATATTTTCTATATGGAAATGTCTGATACCCATTTGTATCATCCCATAAATGAATTAAATTTTTTGCTCTTTCGTAATAGATATTTTGATACATACTATGCTCTTAATTTTTCATTTAATAATTTAATCATCTTACCATCATTTAATGATAATTCTTTTGCTCTTTCTATACTCTTAATAGATTGCTCCAATCTGAATTCATTATTATCCAATAATTTATCCAATGTTTCAAACAAATCTTTTTTGAATTTAAAGAACATCCCATCTGGCTCAATCTCTCTATAACAATCTGATTCCTGATATATCATAGGCGTTCCATTCATCATACAATCGGTTGCAGCAACACTCCATCCATAATTTGTTTGTCTCATTTGAACTCCAACGGTACAAGATTGTAACTTTTTATAGTAATCATGCTTAGTTACCTTCGTATTATCAATCCAACTATGTTCCGGCTTACCATCCAATTGTGGCACCCATACAATAAAATCTTGTCGTTTTTCTCTATACTCTTCCATTAATT